AGGCGACAAGCACTTCGTGCAGTTGAACATGACAACGCTGGACAAGATGGGGCAGGAGCCGCCCGCACCAGCCGCTGAAGTTGAAGACAGCCCGGCCGATGACGCCGAAGACCAGGCCGAAGAGGAGGACACGACCGATGGAACTTGAACGCCGCTGCCTCGCCTTTGAGGAAGTGCCCGAGGCCGAGCTCACGATTGAGACGCGGGCCAATGGCACGCAGGTCATCACCGGATACGCCGCCGTCTACAACCGCTTCAGCCTGCCGCTGCGGGAAGGCGGCTCGCAGTTCCGCGAGATCATCCTGCCTGGTGCGTTTGACAAGATTCTGACCCGCCAGCGTGGCAAGCAGGACGTGGTGGCGTTGCTGAACCACAACAGCGATCTCATCCTCGGTCGCACATCAAGCGGCACGCTTGAGTTGTCGAGCGACGAGAAGGGCTTGCGGTACACGGTGACGCCGCCCGACACGCAGGTGGGCCGCGACACGCTGGAGCTCCTGCGTCGCCGCGACCTCAAGGCGTCGAGTTTCGCCTTCGCTCTCGACCCCAAGACGGGCGAGCGGTGGACGAGCGATGAACAGGGGGCAGTGCGAGAGATCCGTGAGATCTCGATGTTGGCAGACGTGTCTGTCGTGCTGACGCCTGCGTACCCGGCAGCATCGGCCGCTGTCGCCATGCGGTCTTACGACGCGTGGGTTAATTCCCAGCCAGTCGCCGAGCCCACGCCCGAGCCTGCGGCCCAGGCGGATCGTTCGCGTTCGGCCCTGCGGGGCGTCGCCGCCGCCTGGGCTGCTTCTCTGAGGCTGCGAAATGGCTGACGCCCGCTGCACGTGCGGCGAGAAGTTGCGGTGCCGTTCTTCGCGCCCGTGCGGTGACGAGCGGCAGCGGTATCTACGCTGCCCGCGATGCGGTGCCCGTGGCGTGGTGTTTGTGAAAACAACAGTTTCTGAGGTTCGCTTCTGCAAGAGGGATGCCCGCTAGTGCGACCGTGAACTCCATCGGCAATACCGCCGGCGGAGAACACACGTGGACAACCTCAAGAAGCTGCAGGACGAGGCCGTTACCCTCGCCAACCGGATCGACGCCGTGCGGGCCATCGAAGGCGACGCGGACAAGATCGCCGAGCGTGACCTCGAACTCGAGACGCTGACGGCCGACGCCGCTAAGCTCGCCCGGAAGATCGACTTCGAGAAGTCGGTTGCCGAGTCGGCGAAGAATCTCCGCAGCGTGGTGGATCGCTGCTCGCCGGCCCCCGAGGCCACCGAGGAGCGGAGCGAGAAGGTCCGCGTCGAGGCGGTCCCGTTCTCGGGTCGGCTCCGTGCGTTCGAGAACGCCAAGGACGCGTACTCGGTCGGCATGTGGTTCAAGGCCAAGGGCGGCGACGTTGAGGCCAAGCGGTGGTGCCAGGACCACGGCGTCGAGGCTCGTGCCCAGGGCTCGACCGGTTCTACGACCGGTGCGGCCTTCGTGCCCGACGTTCTGTCCTCGACCGTGATCCGACTCGTGGATCAGTATTCGGCCTTTGCTCAGAACGCGACCAACGTGGTGATGCCGAGCGACGTGCTGCTGTTCCCGCGACGGACGGCCGGTGCGACCGCGTACTGGATCAACGAGAACGCTGCCATCACTGCCAGCGACCCGACTTCCAATCAGGTCACCCTGACTGCGAAGAAGGTCACGGGCGCGGTGGTCATCGCGTCGGAGCTCCTGCAGGACTCCATCGTGTCGATTGCCGACTGGATCGCTGCCGAGCTCGCCCTGACGCTCAGCAACGCCGTGGAAGAGGCTGCGTGGAGCGGCAACCCCAGCAACGCCCCAGCGGTTGCCGGGCTCGTCACGACCTACACGGGCGGCCTTCTGGCTGCGTCTGCTGCCACCTACGCGGCGTCGCTCGTGACGGCTGCCGGTGACACGCCCGACGAAGTCACGAAGGCGAATCTGCTGGCCATGATGGCCAGGGTTCCGCAGCACAGCCGTGCCGGTGCCAAGTGGTTCTGCTCGCCGTTCTTCTTTGCGGCGTGCATGCAGAACCTCGACCTCGCCCAGGGCGGGTCGGTGGGTTTGTCGCAGGGCATGGGTCCGACGTTCCTCGGCTCGGAAGTGGTCCTCACCGACCGCCTGCCGGCCGGTGCGGACTCGACGGGTGCCATCATGGCGCTGTACGGCAACATGGCCAACAGCTCCTACTACGGCATCCGCCAGGCCATCGAGATCGCCAGCAGCGATCAGGTGAACTTCCTCAGCGACCAGACGGTGATCCGCGCAGTTGCGAGGGTTGCAATCACCCATGCAAACCTGGGCACCGACACCGTGGCCGGCCCGATGATCGGCCTCGTTGGTGCGTGAGCCTGACGGCTTGACGAGTGTGCAATCTTGAGCGGGCGGCTTCCACGACGGGGCCGCCCGCTCTCTTTCTTTGAGGCACCATGCTCGTCAAGGTAGGTGGCACCGAAGTTGACATCCGAGTGGAAGCCGTGCTCTCCATGCCACGGCTCTCGTTTACGGCCAACCACTTCGCCTGGGCCCAGGCCCTGATGCCGCTCGGCATTCGCCCCACCATGGGCACGGGTGCGTTCTGGGATCAAGTAAATACCCGCGTGATGGAGCAGTTCATTGACTCGTGCGAGTACCTCCTCGCCATCGACTACGACACGTTTTTCACCAAGCAGGACGTTGAGCAGCTGTTCGCGATGGCCATGACGTTTCAGTGCGACGCCATCACTGGCATGCAGACCAAGCGTGAAGACGGCCGCCCGATGCTGACGCTTAAAGGCACGCTGGACAATCCGCCAGATGATGGGCACACGCAGGTGCCAAAGGAATGGTTTGCCGAGCCCGTGCAGGAAGTGGATACCGCCCATTTCGGCTGTACCGTCATCAGCACGGCGGCTCTTAAGCGAACAAAGAAGCCGTGGTTCTGGAGCAAGCCAGACCCGCAAGGCTCGTGGGGTGACGGCAGAATTGATTCTGACATTGCGTTTTGGAAAACCTGGCGAGACAGCGGCAACCGCGTCTTCGTCTCGCCGCGTGTTGTTTTGGGCCACGGTGAGTACGTCGTGACGTGGCCCGGCAAGAACCTTACTGCCCCTGTTTTTCAGTGGACTACTGAGTTCACGAACACGGGCAAGCCGCCAGAATCTGCATGGAGTGTGGGCTGATGCCGAAAATCATGTTTACCCGCGCGTGGCGTGGTTACCGCAAGGGGCAAGTGGCTGAGCTTCCTGGCGGGATCACCACGCAGCTGCTCGCTCAGCGTGTCGCTGTAGAAGACAACCAGCCGACGCTGATCGAAACGGCTGCCCTTGAGCACGACGTAGAAACCGCAGACGCCACGCCGAAGAGGAGAGGCCGCCGTGCAGTATCGAAGCCTGACTCGACAGACGCCGCCAGCCGTTGAGCCCGTCACGCTCGCGGAAGCCAAGGCCCATCTGCGGGTTGATACCAGTGGCGATGACGCCTACATCGGCACGCTGATCACGGCAGCCCGCGAGTGGTGCGAACAGTACCTAGATCGCACGCTGGTGAATACGCAGTGGGTGATGCGGTTCGACTCGTTCCCGCCAGACGGCACCCACGACATTGAACTGCCACGGCCGCCCATGGCGACGGCCGGCACGACCACAGCAGTGGCCCTGACGTTCACCTACGAGAACGGCACGACGGCCACCTACTCCACGGCCAGCTACCGCGTGGACCGTAGCAGCACGCCAGGGGCGGTGAAGACTTTGTACGGCCAGACGTGGCCGCCGCATCTCATGGATGACAACGCCATTAGCGTGACGTGGTGGGCCGGCTACGGGGCCGCTGGCTCAAGTGTGCCTGCCTCAATCCGCCACGCCTGCCTCATGCTTGTGGGCTTCTGGTACGAGAACCGCAGCACGGTGCTCGTGGGCAGCATCAGCAAGCAGCTGGAGTTTGCCGTTGAATCGCTTCTCTCGTCACAGAAATGGGGCAGCTACCAATGAGCCTTGAAGGACGAATCAACGTAGACGTGCTGTTCCACGACAAGGACGGCACGGCATCGCTCAAGGTGGTGAGCCTGCAGGACTCGCAGGCGTACAGCACAGGCAAGGTTGCGGTGATCACTGGGACGCTGGGCACGGCGAGCTCAACAATCTCGCACACCGGCTCGTTTCGTGGTGCTGATGGAGAGTATGTATCCATTACGTCTGTGAACTACGCCGTCTTTCGCTTTGACGGCACGGGCGGAAGCTTCAAGCGTCTAGCGATCGGCAACGCCACCATCAGGTCAAACGACAGCATCGTGGCTGCTTCCTGCGTCGGTGGTGACGATACCGGGCAGTTCACAATCAGCGGAAACCAAGGAAGCACGGGCACCTACACCGTCGTGCTCTATGGCACATGATTGACGCCGGCAGCCTCCGCGAGCGCGTAACGGTGCAGCAGGCGTCCGAGTCTCGGAACGCTCTTGGAGAAACCGTACTCTCGTGGGCCACGTTCGCTGAGCGTTGGGCCAGCGTGGAAGGCGTATCGTCCCGCGAGCTTTTGCAGTACGGGCAACAGCAGATTGAAGTTTCGCACCGCGTCCGCATGCGGTGGCTTGACGGGCTGACGCAATCCATGCGGATCGTCTGGCGTGGCCGCACGCTGGAGATCGTCAGCCTGCTTGAGCACGGGAACCGTAGCGAGCACGAGCTCGTCTGCCAGGAGGCCGCATAGATGGCCGTTGCTGGCGTCAACCTTTCGCTTGACACGTCCGAGCTTCTGCGGCTGCAGGAGTCGCTCGGCAAAGTCTTTGACAACCAAGGGCTTGCCGAGACTCTTGGCGATGCTTTGGAGAAGGC